CTGATGCACAGCTTATGCATGCACAGCGTATGGCCTCGGGTGAAGAATCTTACCAGGGCAAACTTTTAGAAGCTCGGCAAAACGACTACAAGGACGAAATCGTTCTTGCGATTTTGACACTCCCGATAATTGTGCTCGCCTGGTCGGTTTGGACAGAGGATCCGGCGGCTATGCAGAAGATAGATATCTTTTTCGAGTATTTCTCGAATCTGCCAAAATGGTTCACTAACCTTTGGATTTTGGTCGTAGCGAGCGTATTTGGAATAAAAGGAACGCAAATATTCCGAAATGGTGGTAAGAAATAAGTTGCGTTTAATTAACAATTAGAATAGGAATTAACATTATGGCTAAGAAAAAATCAAAATTAAAAAAAGCTTTAATGGCCGGTGCTGCTCTTGCGGGCGGACTAGCTTTAGCAAAAAATAGAAGAAGAGCTTCTATAGCGGGTATGGATGATGCTGGCCGAGGAGTAAATTGGTTTGGTCATCGTAAAGATAGCATTCCATTTGCAGATCACAGTGTACCTAGATATGGTGATCATGGAGAATTATTTAGTAAAGGTGGTCGAGTTACTGGAATCGCAAAACGTGGTTTTGGTAGAGCATTAATGAAAGGGAAAAAATAATGAGACAAAACGGAGTAAGAAGCAATGTCAGATTTCCATACGGAAGTGGTATGAAGAAAGGTGGCAAAGTTAAAAAACAAGGTTACAAAGATAGAAAAGACGAATCTATTGCAATGAGAATTAAAAAGAAAAGAACACCTGCACAATTAAAAGCAAGCAGAGATGAGTCTTACGGAAGATTTGGAAGTAAAGCTAAAAAATCTGGTAAGATAAATAGATAATATGGGTGATATTTCTAAAAGAGGTCATGGTATTGAGAGACGTAATACTAAACGCGAGAATCGTTTAGAAGAACTTGGCCGTGTAGACGCTGAAAAAGGATACACTAGAAAAGGTAAAAAAAATCTTAAAGAAGAAAAACGTAGAATAGTAAAAGAGCTAAAATAATGCCACAATATTTTGATTCAACAGCATCCTTCCCTATGAAAAGTAAAAGAAGAGTTTATGCTTCAGGGGGTCGTGTTGGACTTAAAGATGGTAATTGGATTCAATCAGTTAATAAATCAATTAAGAAAAGAGGAACGAAAGGAAAATGTACTCCTATTACTAAACCAGGATGTACAGGTAGAGCTAAAGCCTTAGCTAAAACATTTAAAAAAATGGCGAGAGAAAGAAAATCAGCCTAATGAGAAGAGTCTTGATAGACGCATTAGAAAAACAGTATGAAGCAGAAATAGCAGCAGCGGATGCTACTATTAAATTACTATTAGAAAATTCAGTTGGGGTTAGTGAACATCTTAATCATCAAAAAGAATTAGATTGTCAGCTACATAAAATTGCAACAGCAGAAGAAAAATTACAAGTATTAAAAGATTACAACATACCTAAAGGAGAACTGTAATGGCTAAACGAGGTTTATACGCAAACATTCATGCTAAAAGAAAAAGAATCAAAGCAGGTAGTGGAGAAAAAATGAGAAAGCCTGGAAGTAAAGGCGCTCCTACTGCTAAACAATTTAAACGATCTGCAAGGACAGCTAAAAAAAGATAATGGCTAAAACTGCAGCATGGCAAAGAAAAGAAGGCAAGAATCCAAAAGGAGGATTAAATGCTAAAGGTCGTGCAAGTTATAAAAAAGGAACTTTAAAAGCACCTAGCAAAAAAGTAGGTAATAAAAGAAGATCCAGTTTTTGTGCTAGAATGGGGGGTATGAAAAAGAAACTAACATCAGCTAAAACAGCTAGAGATCCTAACAGTAGAATCAATAAATCCCTAAGGGCTTGGAACTGTTAATGCCGTTTAGATCAGAAAAACAACGTAGATATCTTTGGAAAAATGAACCAAAGATTGCAAAAGAATGGACAAAAGCTTATGGTAGTAAGCCAGTAGGAAAAAAGAAAAAGAAGAAAAAAAAGAAGAAATAATGGAAGATTTAGTATTTATAGATAAGATTAAACGAATCATTAAGATGAGACATGATGATATTGTAACTTCCATGGTTTCAGGCGCTATTGACAACATGGAGAAATATCAATATATGTTGGGTCAGATACGAACGTATCAATATTTAGATCAGGAAATATCCAACCTGCTACAAAAAAAGGAGCAAAAAAATGACGGAACAGTTATCAGTATCAAACCAAGCGGAGGTTCCAAAACATAAGGAAGCCCTCCAGGAAAAATACGATCAAGAACCTAAAAAACCTGAAAAAGATTTAACATCTGAACACGCTAAATTACCCAAACCAACGGGTTGGAGAATTTTAGTTCTGCCTTTTAAAATGAAAGACCGAACTAAAGGGGGAATAATTATAACTGATGATGTTGTAGAACGAGCACAGGTGGCATCGACTTGTGGATTGGTTCTAGCATTAGGACCGGATTGTTATAGAGATAAAAAAAGATATCCAGAAGGACCTTGGTGTAAAAAAGGAAGCTGGGTAGTCTTTGCTAGATACGCCGGATCTAGAATGAAAATAGATGGGGGTGAAGTTAGACTTCTCAATGATGATGAAGTTCTAGCGACCGTGGATAACCCTGAAGATATATTCCACGACATATAAACATAGGAGGACTATGCCAGAAGAAAAAAAAGAAGAGATAAGAAAAGAAGAACTAATTGATGTTGGTGATGCTGATGAAAAAGCTACCGAGATTGATTTAGAAAAAAAAGCTGAAGGAGGAGAAGTAAAAGATGAAAAAACTACTCAAGACAGTGATAAGCCCGCTGACACACCTGCGGAATCTGATAAGCAGCCTGATGTTCAAGCTAGCGAACCAGACAAAAAGGAAGAAGTAAAAGAAGAACCAGTACAAGAACAAAAGAAAGAAATGGAAGAATACAGCGAAGGCGTTAAAAAACGTATCGCCAAGCTGACTAGAAAAATGCGTGAAGCTGAGAGACAGAAAGAAGAGGCTGTTTCTTACGCGAAACGTGTAATGAGAGAAAGAGATCAGTTAAACACTCAAGCGATCAATTATGAAAAAGATTATACTTCAGAAATGGAGAATAGAATCCAATCATCATTGGCAGCTGCTCAAGCTAAATTATCTGCTTCAAGAGAAGCCGATGATAAAAAGGCTGAAGTAGAAGCTTTAACTGCAATCTCTCAATTGGGTTATGAACAAGGTAAATTGGCCGAAATTAAAAGTAGACAGAAAATGGAAGAAACTGCTGCTAAAGAGAAGCCAGTTATACAACAACCGGTTCAACAACCTGTCGCACCTGATCCTAAAGCGGAGGAATGGGCTGATAAAAATGATTGGTTTGGGCGTGATAACGCTATGACCTACACCGCTTTTGATCTTCATAGGAAGCTTACCGAAGAAGAAGGATTTGATCCAAAATCAGATTCTTACTACGAGGAAATTGATAAGAGAATAAGACTTGAATTCCCTCAGAAATTTGGTAAAGTGACACATACGGTTAGTAAACCTACACAAAACGTTGCCTCTGCAACGCGTAGTTCAAAGACTAGTCGCAAAACTGTGAAACTCACTTCATCACAGGTAGCAATAGCTAAGAAATTAAGAGTGCCACTAGAAGAGTATGCAAGACAATTACAACTCACGAAGGAGGAATAGCATATGAAAAAAGAAACAAATAAATCTTCCCGTGCGAGCCAAACAAGAGAAAAAGAAAAACGTAAAGTAGTTTGGACTCCACCATCGTACTTAGATACACCCAACGCGCCAACTGGATTTAGACACAGATGGGTCAGGGTAGAAATTCTAGGTTTCGTCGACACGAAAAACGTACAAGGACGCTTAAGGTCCGGGTATGAGTTAGTAAGAGCCGATGAATATCCAGAAGATGACTATCCAGCAATTCAAGATGGCAAATATGAAGGGGTTATCGGGCACGGAGGCCTTGTCCTGACAAGGGTACCTGAAGAGATCGCGAGAGCAAGATCTGAATACAACGCTAAATTAGCGGGGGAACAGATGGAAGCTGTAGACAACGATTTAATGAAGGAACAGGACAGAAGAATGCCTATCAATATTGATAGACAGTCTCGTACAACCTTCGGTGGTACAAAGAAGTAATTACTTCTCGGGATAACAACCAATTCCCTACCAACGATTATATTAACCGTGGGCTAGTAAAATAGTCTACACAAGGAGAAAAACTATGGCTAATCAAAGTACGACTGGTTTCGGTTTGAGACCAATCAGAAAAGTAGGTCAGACAGATAACAACGGCGGATTAGGTGAATGGTTAGTAGCAGCAAGTTCTGCTATTATGTACCATCACGACATGGTCCAGTTGACTGCAGATGGAGTTATTTTAGCTTCAACTAATTCAACTGCGAACAATGTTGGTTCACTAAACGGCGTGTTCTACACTGATGCAGCTACAGGTAAACCTACATGGGCAAATTATTCGAAAGCATCGAATACTGCTACAGACATTGTGGCGCTTGTTAATCAAGATCCACAACAAATGTTTGAAATAAGAACAGCTTCGGCTACGCCGGCGGCTGCTTCTGTAGGTGGTACTGCACCAATAGTTGCTACTGCAGGTAGTTCATCCACTTTTATTTCTGGATTTACTATGAGTGGTACTGTCGGAACATCAGCTGACCAACTTAAGTTAATAGGAATCTCCAGAGACCCAAATAACCAAGACGCTTCTGTTGCTGGATGTGTATGGCGAGTCATGATTGACGAACATATACTCGGTAATAACAGCGCTGGAATATAAGGAGTATAAAACATGGCAATATCACGTAATCAACTAGTTAAAGAACTAGAACCAGGTTTAAATGCTCTATTTGGCCTGGAGTACAAACAGTATGAAGATCAGGCAGCTGAGATTTATACTACTGAGTCATCTGACAGAGCTTTTGAAGAAGAAGTTATGTTGTCAGGTTTCGCATCGGCACTAGCAAAACCAGAAGGTTCTGGAGTTGCTTATGACCAAGCGCAAGAAACTTTCACAGCAAGATACACTAACGAGACTATCGCTCTCGCTTTTGCAATCACTGAGGAAGCTATTGAAGATAACCTGTATGACAGACTTGCTTCTAGATATACAAAAGCACTAGCAAGATCGATGGCAAACACTAAACAAGTTAAAGGCGCAACACCTTTGAATAATGGTCTACCAGGCGTAGGCACATTTACTTCAGGGGACGGATCGTCTTTATTTACAACAGATCACCCAACGATAGCTGGAGTGTTTTCAAACACTTTAACTACTCAGTCGGATTTAAACGAAACTTCATTAGAGCAAGCGTTAATTGATATCGCTGCGCTAACTGATGAAAGAGGTTTAAAAATTGCGGCAAAAGGTGTGAAGATGATTGTGCCATCTGCTGGTCAGTTCACTGCTGAGAGATTGATGAAATCTCAAGGTAGAGTTGGAACTGCTGACAATGATATCAATGCAGTCAAATCTATGGGAATGATTCCTCAAGGTTATAGAGTGAATAATTTCTTAACTGATTCTGATTCTTGGTACATTATCACAGATGTTCCTAATGGAATGAAGCACTTTGACAGAGCTCCTCTTACTACTAAGATGGAAGGGGACTTTGACACAGGCAACGTTAGATACAAAGCTAGAGCAAGATACGTCTTCGGATGTTCTGACCCTAGAGGTATTTACGGTGTTGAGGGTGCTTAATACCTAAGAAAATTAGAAATGAGGCGGCCTCAAAATCGCCTCATTTCGACTATAAAGAAGAAATACTATGAAAAACTTCCAAATACAGATTCGATATAATGGCTATTATGCTAACTTTTCAGTTATAGCTGAAGATAGTGTAGAAAGTATTGAACAATCTATCCTTGACAAGCTGGGAAAAAATGAGGTAAAGTTCGAATCTGATGGATTTACTAGTAAGACTGGTAAATGGATAACCTATGAGGAGGTTACAGATGACCGAAGACCTTTACAATACGAAACGGTCCTTGGAACTCGAGTGGCAAAAAGAGCACCTGAAATCAGGGAAGGTCAATCTTAAAATGATTGAAATTAACAGAGAGATTCAGGATGTTATTAAACAAATTATTGCTCGTGAATTTGAAGAAGACACTCGTCAAAATAAAATAGCGGTTTCAACGCCCGAAGTTTCGATAGCCACTTAAGCGCTATCAAAAATCAACTTTTCACTACAGGATACCTTGCGCTCTATTAAAAATTGAGCTATAAAATAATTAGTATACAATTATTTAATAGAATGCTAACGAGTATACTCGACGGCCTAGAGATAGCATTCACACAAACTAGGAGGATTATAATCATGGCAACAACATTGTTTAGAGGCCCTATTTTACAAGGGAAGAAAAACGAAGCAGGTTTAACTGGATATAATATCGAACAGAAGGATTCAAATTACACTGTCGTTATTACTACTGATTCAGGAAAAACTTTCTTATCAAATACTAAGGATGTAGTATTTACATTACCAGGAATTGTAGTTGGAAATGTATTTACATTTATTAATACAGGAGCAGATGGTCAAAACAATTTGACTATTAGTCCTAATGCATCGGACGGCATTACTTATGCTGGTTCATCTACAGATGACAAGGATCTTATTAATACTCAAGCTACATCAAAAGTAGGCGACTTTGTTACGCTTCAAGCTATGAATGGAGATGTTACTGCATGGCAAGTAACTGCTGTTCAAGGTACTTGGGCTAAAGAGTCTTAATAGATAATTTGTGAGCTCCTTCGGGAGCTCACGACTAAGGAGATAAAATTATGGGAAGTTATTCAACAGACGTAAAATCAACGCATTTGACAGCGTCAGGAGCAGTCTTCGCAGGTCCAAGTAGAATTCTTGGCATTTATTACTGTAGTGAAGGAGCACTTGGTACCATTGTAATTAAAGATGGTGGTTCAAGTGGAACTACTCTTGCAACATTTGATGTCCCAGTAGGTGGAACAAGTGCCGGAGAACCGGTGGTTTATGAAATAGATATTCCAGGTAATGGAATTTACTGTGCTACTAGTTCTTATGCTACTCTTACGGGCGGTGTGGATAAAGTTACAGTCTTCTACGGTTAGGAGGACTTGTGGCTAACACTACGTCTCAAACATATACTTTTGGAAAAACTCTTCCGATTGATGAAATTGTAGAGGAGTCTTACGAACGTATTGGAATTCAAAACGTTTCTGGTTATCAATTAAAGACTGCAAAAAGATCTTTAAATATTCTATTTTCTGAATGGGGTAATAGAGGACTTCATTATTGGGAAGTAGCTAATCAAGGATTTACTTTAGTTGAAAACCAGAATGTTTATACAACTTATAGATCTCCTCAAGATGGAGCATCTAACGGTTTAACTACTACTTTATCATCTGGCATTAATGCATCCGTTACCGATATTCCTTTAACTAGTGTTACCGATATGCCGGGCGCTAGCGAAGGGGGAGGAACTATTACAATAGGTTCTGAAACAATTAGATATACCGGAAAATCTGCAGCTACGGGAGCAGCAAATCTTACAGGAGCGATCCGTGGTTCCAGCAGTACGACAGCTGCAACTCATTCCAGTGGAGACACAGTAACTCAACATGGTACAGGAATGGATAATATACTAGAAGTAAATTATAGAATTACTTCTACAAGTGTTGATTCTCCAATGACAGAAGTAAGCAGATCTCAATATCAAGGATATTCTAATAAAACTGCAACAGGAACTCCTACTTCTTTTTTTATTCAGAGATTTATTGATAGAACAACATTAACCATTTATTTAACTCCCGGTGCAGCGCAAGATGGAAATAAATTAAATCTTTACTATGCAAGAAGAATTCAAGATGCAGGCGCATATGGAAATGCAAGTAATGTTCCTTATAGATTTGTTCCTTGTATGACAGCCGGTCTCGCATTTTATTTAGCACAAAAAAACGCTCCACAACGGGCACAAGAATTAAAATTATTTTATGAGGATGAGTTAGCTAGAGCAGTTAAAGAAGATGCTGATATTACTAGCACATATATTGCTCCTAAGGTTTACTATCCAGATACGGCAACTTAATTATGACTACATTCTCTTCTGGAAAATATGCATTGGCGATTTCAGATCGTTCTGGAATGGCTTTTCCTTACTCAGAAATGGTAAGAGAATGGAATGGTGCATGGGTTCATTTTTCAGAATACGAACCTAAGTCTCCTCAACTACAACCTAAACCAACAAGTGCTGATCCCCAGGCTTTACAAAGAGCACGACCAGCAAGAACAGAATTTTCTACACAAGATTTTTTACCTTTGAACCCTTTTACAACAGCATCCAATACAACTCTGACTGTAGCCTTTTTAAGAAGTCAATTAGAAGTTAATGATGTTGTAAGATTTGCTACTGTTAAAGAAGCTGTAGGTGGAGTATCAATTGATGCATTACAAATGCAAACTACTTTAAATGGAAATATTACAGATAGCGCCACTACTATTACTTTAACGGATGGCTCTATTTTTCCAACTAGTGGTTATATAATGATTGAAAAGGTTTTAACTTCTAGTGACACCAGTGATCCCTTACAAGTGGGAAAATATCAAAACGAAGTTATTAAATATACAGGAAGATCTAGTAATAATTTAACAGGATGTACTCGAGGAACGTCTTCCCCTTATCGGGGTTATACACCTCCAGCTAGTACAGCGGATTCTCATAATTCCGGAGCCAAGGTCTATGGAGCTTTTACAGTTGCTTCTTTGATTGAGACGAGTTATGTTGATGATGCTGGCACCACTGTAAAAGAATACAATAGTTTTACGGTGACATTACCAAGTGCTGCGAGCGGCACGGCAACAGGAGGAGGATTTAATTGTGTCATCAGTCCTCTTAATATTGAGAGTTTATAATTATGGCAGCATATACTTACGATAATTTAGTAACTGATATTAGAAACTATACAGAAGTAGATTCTAATGTATTAACTGCAGCTATTTGTAATAGATTTATAGCAAATGTTGAGCAGAGAATTTTATTAGATGTTCCTATGGATTCTGATCGTAAAATGGCCACAGGAAATTTTGCAACGGATGACAATACCATCAATGTTCCAGCAGGATGTCTTTTTGTTAGGGCGGTTGAAGTTTTTGATTCAACTTCCTCTACGGATGGGAATTCTGTTTTTTTACAGAAAAAAGATGTAAGTTATTTAAGGGAGTATGTGGCGAAATTAACAGGTCCTTCGGGAGGACAGACAGCTCAAGATGTAACGGGCCAACCTAAATATTATGCTATGTTTGGAGGAGCTACGGGTTTAACTGACTCTACATCAGGAGGACTTTTATTAGCCCCTACACCTGACACGACTTACGCTTTTAGAATTTATTATAATGCAAATCCAACAGGATTAGAAACTAATACTTCTGGGACTTACATCAGCCGTTATTTTCCTCAGGGCTTGCTTTATGGATGTCTAGTAGAAGCTTATGGCTTTTTAAAAGGTCCTATGGACATGTTGACACTTTATGAAAACAAGTATAAACAAGAGGTACAGAAGTTTGCGGGAACGCAGCTTGGTAGACGAAGAAGAGATGATTATACGGATGGAACAGTTCGTATACCTATCAAATCTCCGTCTCCATAATAGGAGAAAATATGGCAATAACATCAGCAGTATGTACATCATTTAAAGTAGAATTACTTCAAGGAAGTCACAATTTTTCTACTTCTGGTGGAGATACGTTTAAAATTGCATTGTTTACAAGTTCTGCATCATTAGGTGCAGCGACAACTGATTACTCCACAAGTAATGAAATCACTAATACTTCAGGATCAGCTTATTCAGCTGGTGGGGCTGCATTAACTATTGCAAGTTCAAGTCCAACTTCATCTGGAACTACAGCATGGGTAGACTTTGATAACGTGTCATGGAGCTCAGCTTCATTCACGGCTAATGGTTGTATGATTTATAATACAACAACTGGAAGTGGTTCAGGCACAACTGATTCTGTTATCATTGTAGCTTTCGGTGGAGATAAAACAGTTTCTAGCGGAACGTTTACAATTCAATTTCCAACACCTGACGCATCTGACGCTATCCTGAGAATAGCGTAAGGAGGAACTCCTTATGTCTACAGGATGGGGACGATTAACCTGGGGTCAAGCCGACTGGGGAGATTCTAATACAGTTCAACAAGGATGGGGACGTCTTAGTTGGGGCGATCAAGCTTGGGGTGATTCTCCGACTGTTACTCTTACAGGTCTTTCAGCTACTACTAGTTTAGGAACCATAGAAGTAGAATACTATCCAGGTTGGGGCACTTTAGCATGGGGTGAAAATGGTTGGGGCAGTGTTGATGAAGCCGCGGAAACTTTAACAGGACAATCGATTACATCTTCTCTTGGTTCTTTAACCTTAGAGACTTCATATACTCTTACAGGTCTTTCAACTACTGCCTCGGTAGGAAGCGTTACTGAAACCAGATCAAGTACACAAATTCCAACAGGCGTGTCCGCCACAGCTACGGTAGGAAATCCTTCCATTAATAATGGAGCAGATCATACTCAGGGACTAGGAACTTTAGTTGCTACAACTTCTTTAGGAACCGCAACTGCTTTACCAGAAACAATGGCTGCGATAAGCGGCCTAAGCACGACAGCGTCAGTTGGAGAGATTACAATCACTGAACATGAATTCGTTTCTATTAGTGGTGTTGCTGCAACAGCAGGTGTAGGAGCAATTAGTCCTACCGAAATGTCTATAGGTTTAACGGGAGTTTCTGCGACAGGATCTGTGGGAAGTATTAGTCCAACAGCTATGACTGTAGGCTTGACAGGAGTTTATGCTACAGCTATTGTAGGAAATGTTTATCCGCTACATTATAAAACGGATACGATAACAGGGTCGACGTCTTATACGAGTGTTGACATAACGGGTTCAACATCGTATACAGAAGATACGCACGCGGCTTAATAGGAGAAAATATGGCTTCGAATTATACTAATTTAGGAATTCAACTCATGACCACTGGTGAGAAAGCCGGTACATGGGGAACTTTAACTAATACAAACTGGAATATCATTGAACAAATATCAGGTGGTTGGAAAGATCAATCTATTGCTGGTGGTTCTCAGACTACAACTTTAGTTAAATCAGATGGCTCTACAGGAGCTACACTTGCTACAAGAATTTGGAAACTAAGTGGAACAATAACAGGAAACCAAATTGTAACTGTTCCAGATAGTATAGAAAACTGGTGGCTGATTAATAATGCAACATCAGGTGGATACACGGTCCAAGTTAAAACTGTTTCAGGTACAGGAGTCACGTTTGCGACTACAGACAAAGGAACAAAATTACTTTACACAGATGGAACGAATGTAGTTGATTCTACATTAGGAGTTTCAACAGATCCAGGTGGATCAGATACACAAATTCAATATAATAATTCCGGTGCTTTCGGTGGAGATGCAGATTTAATCTGGACCGCTGGAACTGGAATGACAATTAATTCTCAGAAAGAACTACGTTTAGCTGATACGGATGATTCCGCTTATGTGGGTCAAAAGTCTCATGCTACAGTCACAGGAAGTTATACAGTCGTTTGGCCAGCAGCCGTCGCTACTACAACAGGCGATGCGCTTACATCAGATACTTCAGGAAATTTATCCTGGACTACTATTGCAGGAGGATTCACATGGGTCGTTAAAACTACTACTTATACAGGAGTAGCTAATGATGGTATCTTTGCAGATACATCAGGCGGTGCATGGACACTATCTTTACCTGCAGGAACTCTTGGAGATGAAATAGGTATTGTAGATTACGCTGGAACTTTTGACACTAACAATTTAACTGTAGCACCTAACGGATCAGAAAAAATTCAAGGCACAGCAGCTAGCTTAACATGTTCAGTTGAACGTGCCGGTTTCACTTTAGTTTATTCAGGATCTTCTCAAGGATGGCTACTGAAGGATAAATAATCCTCATGTCAACTTACAAAGGTATCCAAGGTATAGCTGTTGAAAGTTTAGAAACAGATCCTACTCCTGCAGATAACTATGCAGGAAAACTTTGGTACAATTCTACAACTGGAGCATTTAAAATAGCTGTCGCTGGATCTGGCGCATGGTCTTCAGGTGGAAATTTAAATACAGCTCGTTATGGAAATGGTGGTGCAGGAAGTCAAACCGCAAACCTTACTTTTGGTGGTCAAGCTCCAGGAGGTAAAACTGGTGACACTGAAACTTATAACGGAACGGCATGGACCGAAGTTTCAAATTTAAATACAGCTCGTAGAGATATAGGGGGAACAGGTACAACTACCGCTGGACTCGCAGCAGGAGGGGTAGGTCCGGGATCTGAATTAGGTGTTACCGAAATTTATAATGGAAGCGCTTGGACAGAAACTGGAGATTTAAATACCGCACGAACTTACGGAGGAGCGGCAGGAACAACGACTGCAGGTCTTTTAGCCGGAGGAGATACTAATAATCCTGGTACAGGAGGCGCTACGGCAGATGTTGAAACGTTTAATGGTTCTAGTTGGACGGAAGTAAGTAATCTTAATACGGCTCGACAAAATTTACCAGGACAAGGAACTCAAACTACAGCTATAGTTTATGCTGGAGCAGCTCCAGCCTATCAAGCCGTAACAGAAGAATATGATGGTTCAAGTTGGACAGAAGTGGGTGACTTAAATACCGCACGTTATGGGCCGGGAGGTTCTGGTGGACCGGCTGCTCAAACAGAGGCACTATGTTTTGGGGGTCTTGGTCCTGATGGTGGGTATGATGCTCTAACAGAATCTTGGAATGGAAGTGCTTGGACTGAAATAGCTGATATGTCTACAGCACGTTATTATTTGGCTGGGTCTCCAACAGGAACTTCGAATAGCGCTTTGGCCGTAGCTGGAGAAAAAGGATCTAATAGTAATGAAAGTGAAGAGTGGAACGATCCCGTTTATGCAATCAAGACCGTGACAGTAAGTTAATAATGAGATATAAGGAATTTTTAAAATAAGGAGGAAACTATGGCAAATACATATTGTACAGCGACTAACACAGGGAAAGGATTCTTTACGCATCAAGATCGTAATGATTTCCATTTGTCTGGACATCTTGGTGATGTTTGGGTTGTAGGTAATAATGCTGCAGGTATATCCTGGATCAATAGAGTAAGTGGGGAAGCTAAGACAAAAGCAGAAGCACAAGCGATTGTTGATGCCAAGATTGAAGAAGCACAAGCTGCTTGGGATGCATTGTCGGCTGAAGAGCAAGTGAACAATCCAAGACCTATAAAATATACATTAGCGTAGGAGATAACTATGGCAAGATATTTATATTGTACGGCTATTGATACCGGCAAAGGATTTATTACTCAACAAGATCGTAATGATTTTTTTATAGCTGGCCATGAGGGTCAGTTAGCCAGTGGGGGAATTTGGGCTGTTGGTAATAATAAAAAAGGCGAAGCGTGGATTAAACGCGTAAACGGAATTGAAAAAACAAAAGAAGAAGCACAAGTAATTGTGGATGCTGCAATGGAAGAATCTCAAACAAGATGGGATGCAATTCCATTAGTGCAAAAAACAAGAGGCGATGGATCAATGTTGCATCCGCGACCTTCTAAATATGAGTTACCCTAGGGGAAATATATGGCTGAATACAAAGGTATAAAAGGTTTTAAAGTTCAAAGTGTAGCGTCCGATCCGACGCCTGCTATTATGGGACGTATTTGGTATAACACTACTTCAGGTGCATTAAAGTTTGATGGTGTGGGAACAGGAGCTTGGGCTTCAAGCGATAATGTTCCTACAGGAAGACAGAGATCTATGGGTTTTGGAAGTACCACAGCAGCTTTATTTATTACTGGACAAGAACAACCAGGAATTCCTGATGGTAGTATGGTGGCTTCTACTCTTTCTTATAATGGATCAGCATGGACCGATACCAGTAATGATGTTAACACAGTACGAAGAGGTGGAGCAGGATTTGGAGCTAGCTCAACTTCTGGATTAATTGCCGGTGGAGTTGGACCTCCTCCAGCAACAGCTTTTACAGAAGTTTATAATGGTTCAGCATGGACAGAAGTAAATAACTTAGATGAAGGTGTTAGTGGATGTGCCAGTGGTGGAACAGCCACAGCCGGTCTATGTGTATCCGGCGAAGGAAATCCTGGAGGAAATCAAGATTGGGATGGAACCAATTGGACAGAAGCAGCAGATATGAATAGTGGTAGAACTGAATTATTTGGTTCCAGCCACGGAACTCCATCAGCATTTTTAGTGTCAAGTGGTGGTCCTGCAAGTAGTGAGTCAATATTATGCGAAAGTTGGAATGGAAGCGCTTGGACAGAAGTTGGCGATGTTAATTTTGGATCCAGCCTTGGTGGAGGGGCAGGAACTTCTACAGCTTGTCTTAAATATGGTGGGGTATACTCTAGTCCACCAGTTACATATAAAGTAACTAATAATAGTGAAACATGGGATGGTACATCTTGGACAACGGCTGGAACATTAGGGACAGCAAGACAAATGCAAGCAACGCAAGGAGCGGGCACTTCCACAGCGGCCCTTTCTATGTCAGGTTCAAACAAACCGGCTAATCACTCAGTATTAGCAAATGTAGAAGAATGGGATGGAGCACCGGCAGCAGTTAAAACGGTGACAGTAACATAATGGCAAATTATTCAACAATAAAAGGTTCAACAGTACAAGTATTATCCAGTGATCCTTACATAACCGCTGCAGCCTCAGGAACATGGGCGAGTGGCGGAAATTTAAACACTGGTAGAGATGGGCTGGCTTCTTTTGGAATACAAACTGCAGCTATTGCAGCGGCGGGTTATCAAACACCCACTGTTAAAAATGAAACAGAAGAATATAATGGGACAGCATGGACCGAAAAAAACAACGTCAATACAGCTAGAAGACTTCCAAGCGGAGCAGGAACAACAACAGCGGGTATAATATTTGGTGGTATCACAGGCTCTCCTGCGCCTGTTGCTTCTTCGGGAGCTACTGAAACTTGGGATGGAACTAATTGGACAACTTCACCTGCTTCTTTAAATACGGCACGTAGAAATGCAGGTTCAGCACAACAAGGAACTACTACAGCTTCTTTATATTTTGCAGGGGATACTCCTCCTGGGGGACTACAAGATCTCACTGAATCATGGAATGGATCGGCTTGGACTGAAGTAGCAGATGTAAATACCGCGAGAGAATATCCAGGAGGTGCTGGAACTCAAACTGCAGCTTTATGTTTCGGTGGAGCCGACCCGAGTGCAACTGGCGCAACTGAATCTTGGAATGGATCAGCATGGACAGAAGTAAATAATTTAAATACAGCGCGATCTCTGTTGGCAGGATCTGGCAGTAGTACTTCTACGTTAGCTTTTGGAGGATCGCCTAGTAGTGCACTTACAGAATCATGGAATGGAACATCTTGGACTGAGGTTGCTGATCTGGCAACTGGAAGAGAGAATTTAGGAGGTGCAGGAACGAGTACGCTTGGCCTAGCGTATGGTGGTTCAGCCACTTTAACTGCAACAGAAGAATGGTCAACAGCTTCTCCATTGAGCCTCGCTGTAGAAGGACAAGTTTGGTATAATACTACAAGTAATACGATGAAAGCCTATGGTTATACATTAGGCACAGGAGCGTGGGCTTCAGGTGGAACTTTACCCTCTAAGCGTGGAAATTATGGCGCCTGCGGAACTCAAAGTGCAACGGTGTCTGGAGGAGGTTATGATGGAGGACCCCCTGAACAAATTCTTAATAATACAATTTTATATGATGGTACAAGTTGGTCATCAGGCAATAATATGAATATGGTAAAAGATCACAATTTCATGTTTGGAATTCAAACTGCTGCTGTAAGCGTAGGTGGAATTCTTAGTCCGGGAGGAGCTCATCAATCTGTTGTTGAAGAATATGATGGAACAAATTGGACTGAAGTAACTAATGTACCTACTACAATGGTAGGAGGAGGAACAGCAGGATCACTAACAGCAGGTTTAATTATGGGTGGTTCAACTGGGACGACTCCTGCGGGAGCTAATACAAGTTTTGAATACGATGGAACCAATTGGACTTCCGGAGGTACTTTAAACACCGGAAGATATAGAGCTATGGGTCAATGCATTGGACTGCAAACAGCTGCATTATATGCAGGAGGTTTTGAAGGTCCAGCACCAGGATCACAAGTTGAAGAATATGATGGATCTTCATGGACAATAGTAGGAGCATTTAATACTGCTGCTGATTTAGGCGGCGGAGCCGGTATTACGACGTCAGCAATAAAAATATCTGGTCGAAATGGACCTCCAAGTTATACAACAATTGGCAATGTTGAAACCTATAATGGAACTGCATGGACCGAGGTGGCTGATGTATCATCAGCGCGATCTTATTGTTCTGCGACAGGATCTGGGGCTGGAACCGTAGGTAATACTTCTGCTTTATTTTTTGGAGGAGCCACTACCAGTTCTACACCAAATACTACGGCAACCGAAGAATGGAATATTCCTTCGAGTTATACTATTAAAACATTTACCACTTAATAATTTTTTTTATTAAAACTTTAATACTCTCCTATATTTTATAGGAGAAATAGTACTTGTATTGAATCTAAAAAGACGTATATTACAACAAAAGAATAAAGGAGAAAAAAATGAAAAAAACAAAACGTAATATTCAGCAACATGCTGACAAAGAAGTTAAACACTTAATGACTTTATTAGATAAGTCTCAGGTTTCGGAATTTAAAAAGATGGTGCCCGAGCTGCAAGATACTTGGGCTAAGAAACAAATGTTTAGAACTGAAACAGAAATGCGTTTTTCAGTTTTATCGGATAATAAATATGGAACGAACGCTGCAAAGTACTGGCAATCGGTTCGAGAACAAAATACTCACTTTGAAAACTTAATGCATCTTTCTTTTGAGTATCGTCTTAATGATATAGAAATTAAGAAAAAAGAAAGAGAGATTAAGAAAGAAAAAGATCCTTTAGAAAAGGAAATGAAACAAATAGAATTAGAACAAAAGCTTTATAGTCGAGCGACTATGGAACTTGTGGCTAAAGCAAGGATGAGAGAAATTTCAACCTGGTCTAAACTTAAGAAAGAATTTCATGATGGTAAATTTGATGATCAGGATGTTAATACCCATCAAGCAGAATCTTATATGCATCAACTCGAGCAGAAGAAACTTACTTTAACTCCAGGATCTTCTCAGCCTGAAGTCTTTAATGTATTGGGTCAACTTGAAACTTTAAAACGGGTAAAGAAATCAGGAGAACTTCTCCCTTCTTATAAGAAGAAACAACTAGGAAAGTAAAATGCAGTTTGACTATGTATTTCTAGGTCAATCCATTTTAAACTACAAGGTCCCTCTCGAGATTTTTGTGGGATTGAATGAACTTTACGAGACCCAAAAGAAACATCTTCCCAATGCCAATAAACAATTAGCAGGCAAAATTCCTGATGAAGTTTCTTTATTCTATGCAGGTCCTGATAATGACAAAATGCATACTCATAATTACATGCCCGCAGATATGATGAACTGGTTCAAGGGTATTTTTTCTCATTATTTAAAATGGAATATGGTTCATACATTTAATATGAAGATTAATTCTATATGGGTTAATGAGATGAAAGCAGGGGATTATAACCCTGTGCATATCCATCAAGGAAATCTTTATACAGGACTCTCTTCTGTTATGATTCTTAAACTCCCTAAGGATATGGGTCCCGAATTAACAAGACCGGATCAACCGATGAATGGACGACTGCAAATTTTAGGAAATTCCTCAGGTCAATTTGCAAAATCTGATTGTTCTCCCCGAATGAATATTGGAGACTTTTATGTTTTCCCCTATGACATGAGACATTGTGTTTACCCATTCTCAAACAAAAAAGAAAAAAGAAGAACTTTAGTATGTAATGTAGACGTAGATTATGATCCAGTTAGAACAAGGACTGCGTAATGATTTTAGAACCTAAATGGAAATCTTTGATTGCAACCACTCTGGGTCCTTTATTTAATCCCTCAGAGTGCCAGGAAATTATTAGATTAGGACACAGGCAAAAAGAAGAGGAGGCTAAAGTAGGACATAAAGATGGAAGAGCAGGGAGGCATGATACTAAGAAAAGAATCACTACTATCAGTTGGATCCCTTTTAGTGCGATGCCTAATTTTTATAAAAGGATTGAAAGCACCATGCTTCGAAGTAATGGAAACCATTTTGGTTACGAGGGCATGCAAATAACAGAGCCAGCCCAATTTACAAAGTACCCTAAAGGTGGATTTTATGATTGGCATATGGATGCAGAAACTCATTGTCAGTATGAACCTCCCGTTAGAAAAATATCTATGACTATTTTACTTTCGGATCCTACAGAGTTTAGTGGAGGAGAATTAGAATTTATGACCACAGGTAATAAACCAGAGAATTTAAAACAAGGTCAAGCTATTTTCTTTTGTAGTATGCTTCGACATCGAGTAGCAAAGGTTAAAAAAGGAATAAGACAATCATTGGTGATGTGGTTTGGAGGACCCCCATTTAAATGAACCGAGAACTTCTATTTCCAACTCCTGTTTATATAAAGGAGTTTCCTAATTCTAAAAATCTTAATAAACATTTATTTAAACATATTAAAGCCTGGAGTAAAAAAGATAACACCCTTGCTAAAACAAACGCTGGGGGAGGATGGCATGGCCCTACAAACATGGGAGATAAACCAGAATATGAACCTTTACTCAAAGAATTATTTATTATGGCTCAAGAACTTTTTAAAGATTATGGACTCCAACCTGAATGTGCTTTAGGAAATATGTGGGCTAATATTAATTATCCTGGCTCTTATAACAAGACCCACGTTCATCCAAACTCAACATGGTCTGGAGCTTACTACGTTAAAGTTCCTAAAGATGCAGGTTGTATCTGGGTGGAAGATCCAAGACCGGGACCTAATCTTTTAATGCCAAGACGTGTAGAGGGTTTACCAAGACAATTATGGAGAGTGATTAAGTATCCTCCTAGAGAAGGAGAATGTATTATGTTTCCTGCATGGGTACCTCATGGTGTAGAGTCTAATCAAACAAAAGAAAAAGGAGAAAAAGGATGGAGAGTTTCTGTTTCTTTTAATTTTATTCAACGATGAGTTTTAAAACTAAAAAATATCAAGTGATCCGAGAAGCGGTGCCTAAATCGCTAGCTAACTTTATTTTTAACTATATGTTATTGCAACGGGACGCTGTGGATTATATGCTTAAAAATAATATAGTAAGTCCTTATAATCCGTTCATAGGAAATCGAGTTGATAAACAAGTTCCCGGCGCCTATTCTAAATATTCAGATTGGGTGATGGAGACGTTATTGATGTACGTGATTCCTATTATGAAAGCTAAAACAGGGTTAGAACTTATTCCCACGTATTCATATACCCGAGTCTATGAAAAAGGAAATATTTTAAGGCGTCATAAAGATCGACCGAGCTGTGAGATATCTACCACTCTCCATTTAGGCGGAGATCCCTGGCCCATCTTTATTGATCCAACAGGTCAGGATAATGTCATTGATGAATATAAAGGTATTCACAAACCAGGAGCTCCCAAAGGAGTTCCCGTTAATTTAAAAGAAGGAGATATGCTCATTTATTCTGGTTGTGAACTTGAACACTGGCGTGAACCTTTCCAAGGTAATCTCTGCGGACAAGTCTTTCTACATTATAATCATGCGAATGGTCCTTTTGCGAAGACAAATCTCTTTGATAAGCGAGCGATGTTAGGGATCCCTAAATAGTATAGTTGATCTCCCCAAAAATATAGTATAATTGTATCCTAAACGGAATTTTCTATGTTACAAAAAGTAGGATTTTTACCAGGATTCAATAAACAAGTTACCTCTACGGGTGCTGAAGCCCAATGGACAGGAGGGGACTATGTACGTTTTCGGTATGGAACTCCTGAAAAGATAGGCGGCTGGCAACAACTCGGTGAGGATAAACTCACAGGAGCAGGCCGAGCTCTTCACCATTTTGATGATAATGCTGGTATTAAATACGCAGCCATAGGAACTAATAGAATGTTATATGTCTATTCAGGGGGTCAGTTCTATGACATTACCCCGATTAAAAATACAATTACCAGCTGTACTTTTTCAACCACGAGCGGTGACTCTGCGGTGACTATTAACTTTCCAAGTCCCCATGGAATGAACGAAGACGATATTGTTCTTTTAGATACGGTGACTGCACCTCCGGGTTCAGGTTATAGTGATTCAGATTTTGAAGATAAAAAATTTATGGCAACTTCGGTTCCTACAGCTACTACCATTACTATTACGCTGGGCAGTAACGCCTCAGGAACGACGAGCGCAGTAGGAAGTTGTAGAGCTCAAACGTATTATAGTGTGGGACCTGCTCAAGAACTGGGAGGCTTTGGCTGGGGAACCGGTCAATGGTCAGGGACCGCATCAGGTCCAGCAACCACAACTTTAGCAACCGCTTTAACGGATACGACAACAACGGATATTGTTCTGGCTAACACGGCAGCCTTTCCTACTTCTGGAGAAATTAGAATAGGAACAGAGGACATTAGTTTTACCGCCAATAATACTTCAACGAATACCTTAAGTGGAGGAGCTAGAGGAGTAAACGGAACTACGAAAGCGCATCACTCGGCAGGCGTAACGGTGACTAATATTTCAGACTACGTTGCCTGGGGGGAAGCGTCTTCAGCTGACTTTACCATTGAACCAGGAATGTGGATCTTAGATAACTATGGAACTAAACTTATTGCTTTAATATATAATGGTGAATGTTTTGAATGGGATTCGGCTGCAACCAATCCTACGGGAACACGAGCGACGATTATCAGTGGAGCTCCTACAGCTTCCAGACACATGTTGGTATCACCAACAGATCGTCACTTAATTTTCTTTGGAACGGAGACAACGATAGGAACAACAACTTCTCAAGATGCGATGTTTATAAGATTCTCGGATCAGGAATCCTTAACCGATTACACACCAACCTCAACGAATACGGCAGGTACACAAAGACTTGCCCAAGGTTCTAAAATTATGGGAGCGATTCGAGGTCGTGATGCGATTTATATCTGGACGGATTCTGCTTTATTCTTAATGCGTTTTGTAGGTCAACCGTTTACCTTTTCTTTTGAACACGTGGGAACGAACTGCGGACTCATTGGAAAAAATGCTTGTATGGAAGTGGATGGTACTGCTTTTTGGATGTCAGAAAATGGTTTCTTCCAATACTCTGGTCAACTTCAATCGATGCCATGCTTAGTGGAAGATTATGTCTTTGAAGGATTGAACTCTACACCAAGAAATTTAATTAATGCTGGACTGAATAACCTCTTTGGAGAAGTGAGTTGGTATTATTGTAGTTCCGGTTCGGATGTGGTGGATCGGGTAGTGACTTATAACTATCTAGACTCTACTACTAAACGACCTATTTGGACTACTGGTTCCTTACCTCGTACAGCCTGGGCCGATTCTTCCGTATTTGATAAACCTCATGCCTGTTATTATGACAACACGGATGATGACTCGTATGATGTGGTAGGCAATACCGATGGGATTACTATTTATTATGAACACGAAACAGGGACCGATCAAATTAATGCTGGGGGAGCCGTGACAGCCGTCACTGCTAATGTTCTTTCAGGAGATTTTGATATTACTCAAAAACGAGCGGCTCAAGGACAACTATTAGGAGCTCCAGACATCAGAGGAGACGGGGAATACATCATGAAGATAAGAAGATTTATTCCAGATTTTATTAGTCAAACCGGAAACACTCAAGTGACTTTATTATTAAGAGATTATCCTAATGATTCGTCAGCGAGTTCTTCATTAGGTCCCTTTACAATCACCAATACCACTGATAAAGTGGACACACGCGCACGAGGAAGAGCTATTGCGCTTAAAATAGCAAACACATCAACTTCCGAAAACTGGAAGTTGGGCACATTTAGACTGGACATACAACCAGACGGGAGAAGATAATGGCTACAAAGAAACCTGTAATGCAGGGAGGAGGACCTAATTATTTAGGCAAACAAAAAATGGTTACGGCTCCTAAGAAATGGAAGTCTTCCCCAACTCACCCAGAAGCTCATTTAGCTTACATCACAGACGCAGAACAAGATTTATTAATTAAGAAAGATTTATACGGCTCCTTAAAAGGAAAACCTAATAGAGGACCCTCAGGTATTGTCTCCTTACAAGGAGATCTTGGAGGATATTCAGGTGGACAAGGGGGCGGAAAATCTGGTGGGGGAGAAGGAAAAGGCGGAGGAGATAGCCGATCTACTCCATGGAGAGACACCCAACAATATAAAGTTTTAACTAGAGGACAATACAATCCTGACACTCAAAGTTTTAAAGATGATCGAATCGCAAGAGGAGCAAGGGGAGCTTGGAGTTCTCCTCATTTAAATCCTGATGCACAACAATTTGGTTTTGATGCTAAGCAGATTAATAAAAGAAGAGGAATCGGTGGATTACTAGGAGCTCTGGGTAGAGGTGCACTTAGTATCTTTGGAGGAATCCCAGGAAAAATTATGAGTGGAATTATGACTGCTAAAAATTGGGCCGGGGATCAAGGAAGTAATTTATGGAGTGGAGTTAAAGATTTTGGGGCAGGAGTTCGAGAATTTGGTG